GCGCAGCATCTTCGGCGCCTACGACGCGGACAGCGGGCGCCGGCTGATCGTCGAGTGGTTCATCCTGATCCCGAAGAAGAACAGCAAGTCGACGATCGCGGCCGGGATCATGATGACCGCGGTCATTCTGAACTGGCGGCAGTCGGCCGAGTTCTCGGTCCTGGCGCCGACGGTCGAGGTGGCGAACAACGCCTACGCGCCGGCCCGGGACATGGTGCAGAAGGATGAGGATCTCGACGCGCTGCTGCACGTTCAGTCGCACGTCAAGACGATCACGCACCGCGAGAGCGGTGCGATCCTGAAGGTGCTGGCGGCCGACCAGAACACCGTCGGCGGCAAGAAGTCGGTCGGCACACTGGTGGACGAGCTTCACCTGTTCGGCAAGATTTCGAGCGCCGAGAACATGTTCCGTGAGGCGCTTGGCGGCTTGGCGTCGCGGCCCGAGGGATTCGTGATCTGGTTGTCGACGCAGTCCGACGAGCCGCCGGCTGGCATCTACAAGCAGAAGCTGGAGTACGCCCGCAAGGTGCGCGACGGCGAGATCGTCGATCCTGGCTTCGTGCCGATCATCTTCGAGCACCCGCCGGAAATGGTGGCGTCGGGCGAATGCCTGCTTCTGGAGAACATGGCGCTGGTGAATCCCAACATGGGGTTTTCGGTGGATCAAGTCTTTCTCGAACGCGAGTTCAAGAAGGCTGAGCTGGCGGGCGAGCAGTCGTTCCGCGGCTTCATGGCGAAGCATGCGAACGTTGAGATCGGCCTGAACCTGCGCTCTGACCGTTGGGCCGGCGCCGACTTCTGGGAGCGCCAGGGCACAGCCAAGGGCCTGACTCTGGATTCGCTGCTTGATCGCTGCGAGGTGGTCGACGTCGGGATTGACGGCGGCGGCCTGGATGACTTGCTAGGGCTGGCTGTAGTTGGTCGCGACAAGACGACGCGCCAGTGGCTGCTGTGGACCCATGCATGGGCACATCCGTCCGTGCTCGAGCGCCGCAAGGAAATCGCGCCGCGCCTGCATGACTTCGCAAAGCAGGGCGATCTGACCCTGGTCAAGAACATGGGCGATGACGTCTGGGAGGTCGCCGAGATCGTCGCGCGCTGTGAGTCGTCCGGCCTGCTGGACAAGGTTGGCTGTGACCCGGCGGGCCTCGGCGGCATCCTTGACGCGATGGTGGAAGCCGAGATCCCCCAAGAGAAGGTCATCGGCATTTCGCAGGGCTGGAAGATGACCGGCGCCATCAAGACGACCGAGCGGAAGCTGGCCGAGGGCGTCATGGTGCATGGCGCTCAAGACCTGATGGCCTGGAGCGTCGGAAACGCAAAGGTGGAGCCGCGGGGCAATGCGATCGTGATCACGAAGCAAGCCTCCGGCACCGCAAAGATTGACCCGCTGATGGCGACATTCAACGCCGTCACCCTGATGTCCCTGAACCCTGAGAGTGCCGAGCACACGCAGGGCTTCGTAGACCTGAACGCATGACCACAAACCTAAACCTCTCTGCCAAGGCGCATGTCTCGCGCGTCCTGACGGACTGGGCGGGCGCGCGTCCGGGTGCTTTCGAGCGCATGGGCGTCAAGAATGCGACCGTCGTCAGTTCGAACCTCGACGGCATGAACGAGCTGTTCCAGCCGATCTCGTCGCCTTCGGGCTTCGCGGTGACGGACAAGACCGCGATGCAGGTCAGCACGGTCTACGCCTGCCTGTCGAAGCTGTCGGGCGCGATCCAGCAGCTGCCGCTGAACAAGTACCGCTTCGACGCCGACAACAACCGCGAGCAGTCCACGCGCGATGACCTCTGGTGGATGCTGAACGAGTCGCCGGCCCCGGCGTGGACCGCGGCGAGCTGGAAGGAATTCATCCTCAAAAGCGTGATGATGCGTGGCGACCAGCACACCGAAATCCTCCGCAGCCGCCGGGCGTCGAACTTCGGCGAGCCGATCGGCTTCAAGGTTCACCACCCGGACAACTCGCGCGCTCGCCGCGTCGGCGAGCGCCTGGTCTACGACGTCATGGACGTCACAACCGGCAAGGGCTACACGGTCGACCAAGACGACATGCTGCACTTCTCCGGCTTCGGCTTCGACGGCGTGCGCTCGCTGTCGGCGATCCAGACCGCGGCGAAGGCCGGCATCGGCAATGCGCTGGCCGCCGCCGACTACACCGGCAAGAGCATCGGCGAAGGCGCCATGCCTCAGATTTCGATCCAGTACCCGAACAAGATGGCGCCGGACCAGCAGAAGCTGCTGCGCGAGAGCTTCAACGCGACCTACAGCCCGTCGACCGGCGCGCGCAAACTGCCGCTCGTGCTGACTGAGGGCGCCAAGGTTCAAGAGCTGAGCCTGTCGCCGGTCGACATGGAGCTTTTGTCGTCCCGCCGCTTCGAGCGCGAGGACATCTGCCAGGCGCTCGGCGTGCCTCCGATCCTCATCGGCGACAACGACAAGACCTCCAGCTGGGGCACCGGCATCGAGCAGATCACGCTCGGATTCGTCAAGTACACGGTGAAACCTCACCTGAATCGGTGGGAGGAGGAAATGAATCGGAAGTTGTTCCGCAACGCCGGCCCATTCCTCGAATTCGACCTCAACGAACTTCTGCGCGGCGACTCGAAAGCGCAGGCCGACGCCGACCGCGCTGCATTGGGTGGCGCGCAGGGCCCTGGCACCAAGAGCGTCAACGAAGTGCGTCGCTCGCACAACCTGCCGCCCCTCAAGGGCGACGAGTACGAAAAGCCGTTCGTCGTGGCAGCAAAACCCGCCGCTGCGCCGGCACCCGAACCCAAAGAGGGCACCGAATGAAAATCAACAAGCTGATGCAGCTCCTGAAGGACAACGCCCGCGCCGATGCAGCGCCGGCCGCGCTCCGCTGCGAGGTGGCCGATGACGGCGCCCATGTCTACGTCTACGACGTGATCGACAGCTACTGGGGCGCGAGCGCCGCGGCGCTGGTCTCTGCCCTGGCCTCGGCCGGCGACAAGACGGTGCACATGCACATCAACTCGCCCGGCGGCGATGTCTTCGAAGCCCGTGCGATGGCCGCGGCGATCGTCGGCCACGCCGGCAAGGTGATCGCGCACATCGACGGCGTCGCCGCTTCGGCCGCCACCTACCTGGCGCTGGCCGCCTCGGAAGTCCGAATGACGGACGGCGGCCTGTTCATGGTGCACAACTCGTGGACCATGGCCATGGGCAACAAGACCGAGATCCGGTCCACCGCCGACCTGCTCGAGAAGATCGACGGCACGATCGCCGCCGACTACGCGCGCAAGACCGGCGCCTCGAGCGAACAGGTCGTCGCTTGGATGGACGCCGAAACGTGGTTCACCGCGCAGGAAGCGCTGGCGGCCGGTTTCATCGACGCCATCGACACCAACACCAAGGGCGAGAAGACGAGCGCGCAGTGGAATCTGAGCGCCTACGCCAACGCTCCCGAGTTCAAAGAACCGGAAAAGGAGCCGGAACCCGACCTGACCGAGAAGGTCGCCGCCCAAATCGCCCACAACCGCAACCGCTTGCGGCTGTTCCAAATCTAGCGCGTCTCCCGCGTCAGAGCAGAGCCCCTTTCGAGGGGCTTTTTTTACGTCCGTCTCATTACCTGAAAGGCCAAAAATGAGCATTCAAGCCCTCCGGGAGCGCCTCCAAGCCTCCAGCAAAGCCGCCAACCACATCCTCGCGGAGAAGGGTTCGCAAGTGTGGACTCCCGAAGATCAATCGGCGTTCGACGGTCACGTCGCCGACGCCGAGCGCTGCAAGGCGCAGATCGCGGCCCACGAGAAGATGATCGCCGAAGACCGCGATGTCAACTTCACCGACGCTGCCGACTTCCGCGTCAAGGACCGCGCGCCCAAGAGCGAAGCCAAGAAGGTGTTCGACACGTTCTTGCGCAAGGACTTCAAGAACATGTCGGCCGAGGAAGTCATGGCCGTGCGCAACACGATGTCGACCACGACCGGCTCGCAAGGTGGCTTCACCGTGCAGTCGGAGATCGCATCGACCCTGATCGACTACCTGAAGTCCTACGGCTTCATGCGCGCCGTCGCGTCGCAGATGACCACCGAAAAGGGCAACCCGCTGTCGTTCCCGACCTCGGACGGCACCGCGGAAGTCGGCGAGTGGATCGCGCAGAACACGACCGCCACTGGCGCGGACCCGGTGTTCGGCACCGTCGCCGTGAACGTGTTCAAGGCGTCGTCGAAGATCATCGCCGTGCCGTTCGAACTGTTGCAAGACAGCGAGATCGACATCCAGGCGCTGGTGTTCAAGCGCGCGGCGGATCGCATCGGCCGGCTGGGCAACGTCGGCTTCACGACCGGCGGCGGCACGACCGACCCGTTCGGCCTGGTCACCGCAGCCTCGACCGGCAAGACCGGCACGACCGGCCAGACCCTGACCGTCATCTATGACGACTTGGTCGACCTGATCGACTCGCTGGAC